TACCGAAAAGTAGAGTGATCGTTGTCGCCAGAGTAATTCTAAATTTTCTCATCACTCAGTTCCCTCTCTTATCGCCTTTGCGTCTCGCTCAGAGTAACCTTCAGCACCGATATAGAACAGGAAAGGGACAGACAGTGCCGTGATAAGAGTCATAATCTCATCTACTGCCAAATCCCATTGGAACTTACCGACAAAAAAGGTTAACGTAACCATCACAGCATTTAAAACTGCTGCTCTAAATTTCTTAGATTTCCATAAATTTGTGTTCATACTTCTACCCTCTCATTAAAATCATTTGAGGTATCTTCAGCCTCATCTTCTTCCAGCCCAACTCCCGTTGCCAACGAGGGCAAGTAGTGTTGGGCATACTTCAGGACTGCATCAAACTCCTCCAGCTTAACCAAAGCTTGAATGTTATGCAGACTGTCCATCCATCCAGCAATCTCCTTATCCGATCCAGCAGCATCCTGCTTAATACGGACATTGGATTCACTATAATCCGGCCATTGACCCTTTTGGGTCCGTACAATCTTGAAGTCACGGCCTGCCTTAAGATCAGTAATGTCACCAATATCTTCATCCAGCATAATATTAATAATCTTCTTAAACAGGATTTCTCCTACCGAAAAGATCTTAACCCCCCCTTCATTACGATCTACAACATTCATGTAGAATCTGTTACGGGGCTTAATGCTCCTCGCCTTTTGGGCATACTCACCAGTCTTCCAATCTTCCTTATTTGCCTTGCTCACATTCCAAAGCTCATAGTAAGCGTCACAAAGAGGGCACGGCTCATTGTGGATCTTGCGGCAATGGACATTTCTCTTCTCATCACCTGGAAGTTCAATCCTATGGATCTTGGTCTCTGCATAGAAGAGGCCAGTTTCTTCATCCTTCGGAGGCAGGAGCCTCACATAGCTCACTCCTTCAGGGATCTGATAAAAAGAATCCATAAAGTTGGTGCCACCCCCCTTATTCTCTAGTTCTTGATGTTTCTTACGTAATGCGTCTAAGTCGATGCCCATGTTTTTTTTCCTTCGTTATTAGTGTTAAGAGAAGGTCTTAGCTTCGGCTCGTCTATTTGAGCTTAACTGGACCAAACAATCCTTCTTATGCTCTAGTCCCGAGACCAATGCCTTAAGAAGGTTGTACAAATATGTAGCGTCAATCGACGCTCGTTTCAGTGAATTATAGTAGGAGTCTCTGTAAATTAAAGAGTCCAATATTTTTTCTGTAGTCTTCAGCTTGGAGGCCTCCCGGCCCTCTAATTCCTTCATCCTGGCATCATGCCAGTAACGCTCAAGCTCTTGATTTGCGATATCTGCGTCCTTCTTAGCTTCCATCATCATTCCATGGAAAAAGCAATAAGTTCCAGGATGTGTACTCAGTTCCGTATCAACATCCATCCGATGTATTCTTTGAATCTCAACAGATATCGGAATAAACTCCTCCCATTTAGGATCAGCGAAAAGAGACTCTTTAATTTCTTTTAATTGCATCGCGTTCATAATAATTTGTCCCATACATCTTGGTCTACTATATTTAACGTACCATCAGCCTCTCGAATCAGATAGTCTAGCCTTTTACCTAACTTTGCCACTTCCATAGGGTCTTCCTCGTCTTCACTAAGAATTCCAAACTCGGCATTAAATTGAATAAATTCAGTTCCATCTGGTGACCGCTCAAAATTTAAAGTGTCTGGATCCATAAATCCCCAGTCCTCCCAGTCTGAAACCTTTATAGAACATTTAACTATTCTGCCTGGAGGAAAAAAGGGCAAACGAAAATCATCCATGTGATGGGTTGGGAATATGAATTCACCCATTAAATATAATCTCCGCTAATTCAGGATTTAAATTTTTAAATAAAAGAAATCCTCGACTAATTCTAGTAGTTAAATCTTCGTTGCTCACTTGAATCTCCTTTTCTTTTTCCGAATCAGAAGGACCCCCTAGACCTGTTATATCCAACAGTATATGAGTTATTTCATGCAACAATGTCTCTCTAGTTGTCTCTTCTCGCCCTTTCAATAAACTTACATTAAGATTTAACGTCCCCTTATCGAAGTTTACTGATCCGTACAAATCCTCACCAGTGGTATCCTCTAAAACCTCCAAAAAAACGATGCTAAACTTCCGCCATCCAGCATCAACATATGTTATGCCTGCTTTCTTTATTTGCTGTATTATACTGCTATTCCGTATTGTAACCCGTCTCTGCGTCATCTGCTAACTCTGACATTCTTAAAGTCTTATAGTCTATTTTTATAGGAACTATATATCTTTGTTTGGCATCCCTTGCCTTTAGTATGTAGGCTCTCATACTGCCATTAGCATACTCTTCTTCTGTCTGATTTAAAGATAATGCCCAATCAGTGGTCCTAATCTTGCCATAAGAGTCGCCCAGTTCAGCATCGGTAATTAACTTAACTACCCTCCCCTGGCGATTAGTCTGGGTTGCCGTCCAGACTAGACAATTCTGCTCCACAGCTAAACCTCTTAATTCCTCTGATATCCGTTGCTGAGCCATATACTCGGCATCTATGCTCCGACAGGGACGGAGAAGCTCCAGATAATCTACGCAAATCATATCCGGGGTAAAATCATTCCTTGTTTTAAGCTGATTTAGCAGCGCCCTAATTGTATTAACTGTTGCTTGCCCCGTAGGGAATTCTTTGATAACTAGCCTACTGTCCGAAAACGTGCTTCGAAACTTTTTCATCCGTTCGCCTAGACTTAGTTGGACTGAGGGTTCTCTCAGTTGGTTATACGGCAAAAGGGATATAACTGAATCAAACCTTCGACCAATTTTAACCTCAGACATCTCTAAAGAAATATAAAGAACCTTTTTATTTTGCATCAGGCATTCAGATGCTTGGTTTACAAGATATAAAGATTTCCCTACTCCTGGAGGAGCTACGACCATGCAAAGCTCCTTTCGAGAGTGACCCCCTCTTAAAGTTTCGTTGCAGGTTGGAAAGATGACAGGGAATTCTCCTGCGTCCTTCCCATCATCGGCCCATCGATCCGGTGTTGAAGCATAATAATCATGACCAGTATCAACATTCCTACTTATGAGTAGAGCTAATCTAACCCTTTCTTGGATCGCGCCGATTTTATCTTCTTTGAGGTAGACAACAGAATCTTTAATCGCCTGTTTCATTTCCTCCTTCTTAGCAAAGTCTTCGGCTATATCAAGGTAATATTCTGCGTTCTCCGTAGCAGATAAGTCAAGTTTATTGATATACTCTAGCTCATCTTCATATTCAATAATATGCTCACCCTCTTTCAGGGTGCTCCGAATTTCTTCTACTATAAAACTGTCTTCAGGTAATTTACTATACTTATTAGTATAATCCCTAATCGTTTGATAGATCTTCGAATGCGCTGGGTAATCGAAGTAGTCGGCTTGAACAAGATCTGCGGTCTGCACATAGAAATCGTTATCTGTTTTTGAGAGGTATAGAATACCCCTCTGAATGTCTTCTGAAAATTTGTACGCCATTATCCCATCCTCTGGGGGTGCTTGGGTTTCTCTGGTTTTAGTCCTCCTTTATCATAGGCTTCTTGCGTTAATTTTCTTGCGGTCTTCATTTTTTGTCTTGCTTTCTTATCTGAAACTTTTTTAATGGTGCCCTGTTTTTCAAAAAACTCATAATTGGGTTTCATCGGGGTATAATGCTCACCCCCAGTTTTCATTCTTCTCTTTGAGGACTTTATATTTTCCTTATAAAACTCTTCAGCATTTTCCTTGTCGTAACCTTCCTTCTGAAATCTCTCTTTACGTGCGTCAGTTACATACCAACCCTCCCCTATAAACTTAAGGCCCGGAGGGTTTTCCCAGGTTCTATTACACATTTTCCCACATTCAGAACACTTCCGTCTCTGAGCAGGTTTTGAAATAGGAGCTTTCACACTCCAAGCATTTGCACAAGTCTTACAATAGAACGGATAATAAGGCATGATCAGATGTTACTCTCTTTGCTAAACCTCATCATTACATCATCTTCATCTAAGAGAACAACTGTCCACTTAGAAACTGTAATTTCTCTACCTACACTCTCAGTGATCAATACTCTATCCCCAGTATTCCAAGTATTCAAACACCCTTCACCAGAACGTACCACAGTTCCTACGTTAGGCCTGTCCTGAGCAAGAGTTGGGATAATAATACCTGATCTGGTTATCGCCTCAGGGGTATCCCTTATAACGAGTATTCGCGCACCTAAGGGCTCAATCGCATCCTCCAGCCTCAGTTCCTTCTTTTCCTGCTCCTTCTCTTTCTCCAATAGCTTTGCCCAAGTTGACAAGGAGCTTTTCTCCGGGGCCTTTTTCGAATCACTCTTTTTTGTCTCAACTTTTTTCGTAGCAACTTTCTTTTTTATACTTTTTTTAGTCATGTTATCCACAATCTCCATTTAAAGTGCACACTGCACCGTTATCCGTACCAGTTTCTGAGTCTGCCAGTGTATACCTCTTAATATTTGCAGCGGTTAGAGGAATTGCCTCTAGGGGCTCATTACTTTTACTACTTGCTCTGTAAACTGTTATCCCCTTCATGTCTGAAGCGTAATCCATGGCCGATTTTTCAAAATCTTCAGGAACCGCATCACTAGGTAAGTTAATAGTTTTACTAATCGCAGAATCAATATATCTTTGTACTACAGCCTGTAGTTTTATGTGATCTTCAGGCTTTACATCATAAGCCCCTACAAAAGCTTCCAAAGGTTCACCTCGTTTAAGATATTCCTTAAACAACGGGTCTAATACAATAGTTTCTTCCCACGCATTCGCTTTACGGTAACGCCTCTTATATATCGCGCTAAAGATAGGTTCGATTCCACTAGAAACTCCCATCACCATGCTAATAGTCCCAGTAGGAGCAATTGTCAGCATAACAGCATTTCGAATTCCATGTTCCTTGATAAGCATACGAATTCGAGGGGATAGCGTCCGCGCAAAATCTTCCTTCAAATATTTCTTTGCGTTAAACGCAGGAAAAGGGCCTTTTTCACGAGAAAGGTAAATGGAAGTGAGATAAGCCTCATTTCGTATAGTCTCCATCAGCCTTTCAGTAAACTCTAAACACTTTTCGCTACCATATACTATACCTAATTGAATAAGCATGTGATGGTAGCCTAAAATACCTAAACCAATTCTGCGGGATCTATGTCCTGCCTCACGGCACTCTGGAGTTGGGAAGAAGTTTACTGTTAGAACATTATCTAGAAATCTAATTCCTGCCCTCACTGTCTTTGCCAGTCTCTTCCAATCTACTTCCCCATCTAAAACCATATTAGATAGATTAACATGCCCTAAGCAACAATTAGCGTATGAGGGTAATGGTATTTCCCCACAAGGGTTGGTTTGATTCAATTCTTCAAAGTAGGATACATTTGTATACTTATTAGCTAGACTAATATTATAAATACCGGGGTCCCCTGACTCCACAGCACTTTTCCATAATTTACTCCATAGCTCTCTTGCTGACAAGGGGTAGAGTCTAATTTCTGAGAACTGGTCCTGGGCTGTGTTTAGGTAATGATTGTTAGCTCGCGCAAGGGCATCTTCCTCATCCATAGCTACTATATTGATAGTACAAGATATATCCTTGGTGCCATCGAAAGCAG